CTTCTACTACCATTTTGACACAAGGGTCAATTAAATGGGAAGACATAGGATATATGCTATCCCATGTGTAACATGTATTGCCCTCACAGTCATCATAAATAGCATCTGACAGAGCATTAGGCTGTTCAAAGATTCCTGCTACACTAATTATTTCAGTATAAGGAGCATCTACTATGTAAATGTAACTATTGAACAAAGCAGCTAAAGGCCTGCGGAATCTTGTGTTACGAGCATAGGGTAACCTTGTATAAGGTACAAACTCATATGTCATACCACCAAACTCAGGTACACTTACACTTGTAATAATGTCTTTACCTTTTGCTTCAATAGGTTTAGGTATAGGATTTTTAGTCTTATACACTTTACAATCCAAAGGCATACCAGGGACAAAAGAAGTGTCTGTAGACTCTAACTCCATACATTTAATATGCTGGACATTATTGTCTGACAGACTTTGACCTTTGTTATACTGCTGCCTGAGCAAAGCTGCCCTAGCACCATCAATAAGAAAAGCTACTTGACGATCAGAGATTTTATCATCATCTGTAATCAGTCCGCCCCTTAGTATGCTTTTTACTGTGTAGATTAGTTCCCTCTGTGTGGCCATTTAGTTTAAACTTTTTTACTTGCTTACGAGCCTTTACCTTAAGTTGAGGAAGCTCTGGTAAACTGATATTAATTTCCTCATCTTCAGTAAGTTCCTCTTCAGGATCTCCTTCAACCCAATTAATGGGTTTGTTTTTTAATTTGCTTTTCATGGATATTGACTTGAAAGTAACCTTCTAGACCATATTTTTTATTCCATATGTAAGCTTGTGCAGCACGTAGATGGCTGTAACCCATCATCTTGTGCCAATCATCTGTAATGCAAATACTAGGCAAGAACCTAGTCTTTACACCACAATACTCATTTAGCATCTCCTTGTGGTAATGTCCTAAATGTGCTTCCCTATATTTAGTCCGTGCAAACATCTCAGGTTGTTCAGTAGCCATGATGATAGGAAGACTTGCAGTCTTTTCCTTGTCTCCATGTGTGAACATTAGCATGTTAGCACCATATTCATAATACTTCCTATACTCTCCTGAATTGTTAATCAGGACTTTGTCATTAGATTTAAAGTATGAGCTAAGTACCTCACCTATATAGAACATGCGTTACATATCATGATTACCTGGTACTACAATCACATCAACTGGATATGTAGCACTTAATACTTTAATTGTAGCAGCAAGAGTCGTCCAGTAATGCCTGAAAGATTCTTGCCAATCTACTGAGTCTTCTTGTGGAGTACCACCTGTAGTGGTTTTCCTTTTACCTTCTGAGTTAAGACCATCATTACCAATAGGTAACAGGATTCTTTCTACTCCAAACTTTTCAGCTTTAGCTAGAAGTTCAAAGACTGTGTCAATGAAATTCTGAGTACTTTCATGGATGTCACCTTTTCCAAAGTGTAGATCTGGTAAGCTAATTTCCAGACATATATCTCCTTCTACCTTTTTCTTAACAGGTTCAAAATGAAATGTGCCAAGCATGGCCAAGTCATTCAGAAACTCTACTTTAAACGCATCCCATTTTTCTTTCCAGTCTACTTCAAACTGTAAAGATTCACGCCAAGAACCATCGTGCAGCTGCCACATCTTACCCTTAGTCAAAACTCCTTTGTAACCTTCAGGAGTCTCAACAGGTTGATTCTCTGCACTCTGCTGTACTCTTTTCTTTACAGCATAGGCTCTGTCCATACTAATATTAAAACGGTCAGCTATTTCTCGGGTAGTAGCCTTAGGGTTTTCCCTACAATACTGTCGTATTTCATCGTTATGCAACATGTAGATTTTTTTTCAAATATAGTAATTTTTTACTATATTCCGACAGAACGTAATTAAGAAAAGTAGAGGTTTGCCTCTACTGTCCTTCTATTGATAAGCCCCTTAATGACTTTACCTGCAGCCCTAACCCACTTCATGAATTGCTTCTGAATATCCGGGTCTTTAGGATTAGCATTTACTCGTTTTAATAAAGTAGAATTCTTGTAGTTTGTCAAGCCTACATTGTAGGCAAAACTCACAAGAGCATCAAACTGATTCTGGTTAATATCATCCCTTGTCATAGAATCTACACCTCGCTCGTAGTGCGTTACGACCTTCTGTAATAATTCTTCTGCCCATTCTTCTGATATTGGAGAATCGGTCATTTTTACTTTTACTCCGTTTGCATAATATGTAGAACCATATCCTATAGTAGGCACGCCTGCTGAGCATAGGTATGGCTTAGCTGAAAACCCCTCAAACTTTTTTATGAGGTCCAGACCTTTTTGACTTAGTTTCATCGTGCTTAGTAAACTTGCTGACTATATGTTTCTTAATTCTATTACCTGTAAGTGTATCTATAGCTATAATAATAGTACAGAAATATGCTGCACCTTGAAGAATACTTATGATTTCTATTGTTTTAAAAAGTTGAGCTATAGATAAAAATAAGAGGCTGAGTAGGGTACCTTGGATACTTTGTGTGTCAATGTGTGTAGACATTTTTAACATTGGCATTAATTAGATGATGGAATATCTTGGAATGATTCTGTGCAACATCCGCACAAGTCACATAATTCTAAAACTTTTTCAATTATTACTTCAATCTCTTCGTCAGATAGACAAGCTTCATCTTGCAAGCAATACACTGTATCGTAATATCTATTCATTATACCCAATAAAGCTTGGATATACCGGACATTCTTAAACGCTATTACTCTATCAGCCTTTAAAAACATTTCTTGTTTTAAAGCTTTATAAGCCATATCAGCCGCACAACACTGCGTCTTTACAATCAAGTCTAAGAAATTTTGTTGCCCTCTAGCCATATTATGCTACAATTTGTACGTTATTTAAAGTATAGTATGCAGCGTTTCTTGTTATTTCAATAAATTCTGAAGATCGCAATAGTGTAACAGAACTTAAAGCTGGAGAGCCTGATCTTACTATTTGATCAGATGTTACAGTTAATACCCCAGTCAACGAGAATGTAACACCAGCAGCTGATCCAGCCAATCCAGTTCCATTAATAAACCTCCAAGGACCTATATAACTAAGAGAAACATTTATATTTAAATACGCAGGAGTATTTACACTCTTATATGCAGTATTAATTATAATTTTAGTTATAGTTATTCCTGCATCAGGAACCCTGTATAGTACAAATGTTTTTGCGTGTACGCATGAATTTGGAATTGTAAGAGTAGTTGTAGCAACTGAATAGATGCTTGTGTCTTCTATATTAAGAAATGCATAACTATTATTTGCTGCGTTAGTAAGATTTACTCCAGCGTATGAATCATTAACTTGTTTTGGTAAAAAAGGTACTGTTGCTGAACCAACGAATGATCCCATACTTGGTACATAGTTCGCAGGAACTGGATTACCTGGAAATGCTCCTAAAACATAAGCACCATCAATATGTACGTTGTCTAAAGTAAACCCAGCAAGTTGTGCATTTTTTACTGTGTATGTTGTACCGTCAAGTATAGGACTTAAACTGATAGAAGAGTCAAATAAAACATTTGCAATATAAGAATAACGGTTTGTAATAGTTCCATATATTATTTTTTGAACATACCCACCAACAAGATTTGGTAACCCTTTAAATGTATTACAATATATTCCAGCTTCAGACCTTAAAGTTGTTTGAGAAATAAATCTTAAACTATCAGATCTTCCATCAGCAATATTTTGGTTTATAAATCCGCCAATTTCAAGATTACACCCATAAATAAACATATTTACATTATCATTTACAGCGCCTTGTTTAAAATTACAATTATAAACTGAAGTTCCTACATTACCAACTATTGAATTACTTTCATTACTACTAAGACTAGGATCTGCAGAAGGAATCCTTGGTTGTCCAGTGCAATTTATAACTTCTGTATTATATATAAAAGCTGTTGGATCATTCCAATTATTACCAGTATTACTAGTATTATTTACTATTTCAAATGATCCTTTATTTCCATATATATGAGAATTAGAACCAGAAGGTGGATTTGCTACATATGAATTACCATAAATTCTTGTCTCAGTAAAATCATTAGCAATCATACGCATATTTGTAGAAAGTGCTATTTCTGAATTGCGTATTGTATTGTTTGTAATTTTTACATTAGTTACAGTAGGAGCAGTAAGAATTACAGCAATAGAACTAGTACCTATAGCATTAGTGTTAGCTACTATTTCTATAATATTATTAGATACTTCTCCATCTACTGCGTTAAGCCTTACATTTTTTTGTGAAGGCATTGCTGTACCAGAAGATGTAATACTATCTAAGTTTACACTTATTTTATTGTTTATAAACCTTCTACTAGTACTGATGTTATAACCCCACCTGAAACATTTTAATATAATGTCATTATTACTATTACCAGCAGAGTTATAAGTAGTAATAACATTACCACGATTATCAGCTCTTTCAAGGATTGAATCTGTAATTACATCATATGCACACCTATGAATCTCTGTTACATATTTAGTATTATCAGCTCTTCCTATAAACGTCCACTCTCCAGGATTTTCAGCAGGGTTTAAAGTAGCATTAGTACTTGCTACTGTAGCTTCAAATACCCCATTAAAATTTTCTACAAAAGTACCTAAAGTATAATTTGTACCACGAGTCCATAAAATAGGTACAGCTGTTCTATTAACATTACGAGAAATAAAAATACCTGTAGAATCAAAAAGATTAGCAGAAGCAGCACGAAGAATAATACCTGCATAAGCAGTAGCTGCAGTAGTATGTCCTAATCCATCACCTACATCATAAATCCAATATGTAGTACCTGCTCTTAAAGCACTATTAGTAATATCTAGTAAAGCAGCCGTACGAGTAATTTTACGAAAAGCTGAAGTAGCTATATCTATATCTGCTATACCATTACCCATATTAGTAACATTGACACCTGTCAAGTCACTAGCTAAAAAGTTAAGTATAGTTGCAGAAGGTACTACAGAAGTACCAAATTCTTGTACTTCCATAGTCCCACTACCACCTCCAGCACCAGGACCTGCAATCTGTGTCCAGAATGTATTAAAGTTTGCTGAAGTAGGGTTAGCAATAGGACTAGAAGTAGTAATAATACCTAACCACTGTGTATTAGCTGTAGGGTTAGCTCCAAATCCTGTAACAGTATAGTTAGGATTTCCTATACCTTGGTTACTTACAGTATTTGCATAAGCAATATATGTATAAGAAGATACTCCGTCTTGACAAGTACCACAGCCTCCACTTCCTACAGGTATAACTGAAGAAGATGAAGAAGTTGATGAAGTAGGGTTACAGTTACACATTAGCAGTTAGAACAATTTTTAGTGTTACAAATCCATTGGGCTTTAGCTAAGTTTTTCTTAGCCATTTCAACTTTGCCGCAGCCTGCAGCAAATTCAGCAGATTTCATGTAAGCCTCTGCTTCAAGGGCTTTATTCAAAAGGTTACTATCACAATCAGCACATTCTTTTGTCTGAGAAGCCATGTGAAACAATTTGTCTACACAGCAACGAGTTTGACAAGTAAGAAGAATGCTTTGATTAGTAAAAATTGTTACTGGGGTCACTCCTTTTAGATAAGTGATTGTATATTTTATACCATAAAATCCATCAGGAAAAGCTGAAGTAGTTGTAGGATTTGAGTAATTACCTACAATACCTCCACTATAATTGAAAACCATTTCTAGCAATCCGGTAGGATCAGGAAATAGAAAGTTTACTGGACCTATATCACTTTTTGAAAAACTATAAATAGTACCATCAGGTGCTGTAATGTCTATAATAGCATCTAATGTAGGGTCACTAACTAAAGGTTGATTAGGTAGTCCCCATCCTCCAGGATTTGTATTTGCATCATAAACACCTGTAGTTTCAGAGATTTTAAGCTCTTTACAGTTTGTAGATTGGCAGATATGAAGACCTAGTTGTAAAGCCATTACAGTTTATTTTATTATTTAATTTATTTGAAAAAGGGGAGGATGTTACCCCTCCCCTCTAACCAAAACAATTCAAAAAGAACTATTAGAAAACCAACAAATTTAACAGATTAACCAAAATTTGTAGAAGCTACGTTAGCATATGAACCTACACGAGCTTGAGCCATGAAGATATTTAATGCGTTACGAATTTCAGTAGTACCAGCACCTGCAGTACTATTTTGACCTGCAGTACGAGGACTAAAAATTTTGATAAGTTGTAACATGTCAGGACTAGCAACAACTGTCTGACGGTCTTTAGCATAAAAACCAATCATGATACAATCGTACAAGTTAGTAACACCATTTGGAGCTGAGATAGTCACAAAATCACCATAAGGATTACCACCAATACTAAGAGCAGCAGTAGTAGTAGTAGCAGAAGCTTGGAAAGTTTCATTAGCCAAAGGCAAGGGAACAGTCATACGATTGAGTGCTCCTTCAAATCCTTTGCTAAATGATTCTTCTTCAAGTACCAAACGACCATCTCCACTTCCATAAATAGCCTCTTGAAGTTTGCTCAAAGGAGTAGTACCAAATCCACTCATTTGCAGAGTGAAAGATACACGCTTAAACTTGAAGAAGTCACGACGGAAAGGAAGTGCTTTACCAATGAAACGTACACCCCAGCTTGTTCCTACGTTTGCAGGAGCAATATAACCATGGTCTGCATCGGGCAAAGCAGAGTTAGTAGGACCAGCATAAGGTTGATCAAGGTAGAAAGAGTTTAGAATAGGACCTGCACCTGAAACAGTATATACAGGAACATATGCTGTACGAGCAGAACCTGTAGCACCAATACGAAGTACAGTACCAGCAATAGGAGTTACAGTAGGAGCACCATTATAAACAATAAGGTTTGAACCATGTACTACTTGCAAAGTCTGACCTTGGCTAACAGCATTAGCAGTAATAGCATTATTAAGCATTGCTGCAGTAATAGAAGAACCATCTGTAGTATATTTCTTCATCTGGTTCTTTACAATTGCAGAAGCAAGAGAAAGTTGTGTAGTAACCAAGTTACTTGGTACATATACTACATTCTTTTTCTTTTGCTCAGACCACATCATGTCATCCTGATTCTCAATTACAGTTAATTGAAAGTCAAGACCTGAAGAAGTATCAAGAGCACCAGATGCTCCATTAAAACCAATTGCATATACTTGTTCCTGACCTTGAGAACTTACCTTACCAGCGTAAGAAAGTACACCATTAGCAGGAATTTTAGAAGACCAAACTAACTCATTTCCAACACGAGTTACAATTTGGATAAATGGAGTAACATCGTAAGTAGAAGGTGACCCAGCACTTACTACAGTGCCTACATTATTTACAACTACAATTTCTCCATCAGTGATATAACCCGCAGCATTGGGGTCTAAAACTTGTACTGACCCTGTCCGTGCTTTTCCTACTGCACCGACAAAAGTTTCTTGCATATTTTGAACACTAAGTACACTCATTTTATTTGTTTTTTTAAAGGGTTAATTAAAGGATAATGAATTTAAATGTGATAGTACCAGTAATTGCAGTTAAGTTTGTGAAACTTACTACAAAAGAACCGTTACTAGCTACTACTTTACTAACAGCTACTGCACCTGTACCTGTAGCTGTGACAGTTACCAGTACTGTGCTATTTGCAGTACAAAGAATATTATTCACAGTTACAGCATTTGTAGCATCAGCCGTCAAAGTAGCAATTGTACCACTTGTAACTGTTCCACTAGCAGTATTTAATGTAACTGCATTACCTGTCGCAGCATTTGCTGCAGTATTTACATCTGAACGCTGATTAACCCAATCAATGATAGGATTAATATCAGATGCACGACCTTGTTGGTTATTACCAATAGGCCGCTTTAACTGGCTAATACGGCCAGAGTAGATTTTAATTGATTTAAGTAAAGGCATTTTAGATAGTTTTTACTAATTTATCTAGTTGTTCGAGATTTATTCTTGGATCATTTACAGTCTTAAGTGCTAAGTCTACTGCAATTTCAATAATCTTAGTAGCAGCTTTAGACTCTAACTCACAATTTATATTTACAGTAGGTGTTGAGTATTGAGTGCCGTATTGAATTTTAGCAGGCTCTCTGAGATAATCCAAGTAGTATGTATTAATAGTAGAACCAGGAAAAGAAATAAGTTCAAAATTATTATTGTCAACTACCAATCTGATAATTTCTTCCTTCCAAGGTTTCTTGAAAGGATTGTTAATAATCTTGTTATACTCATCTCTAGTTGCTGGTATAACTGGTACTCTTGCTATTGTATTAGGTACGTTACAATCAGTAAAGCTTATATCTGCCTCTTCCAACAAAGCCAACCTGTAGTTATAAGGACCTGCAGGAGTTGCTGGTAAAGTCACATACCTACCGTTTGGTTTGTTGCTAGGTTGAGAAGCCTGAGGAGCTACAGAATATCTTGTAGTAATATTCTTCAAGTAATCCAACCACTCCTGAGACTTCTCTAGACCTTGCTCGGTAAGTATTTTAATAAACTGATACTGTGCATTATTCAAGTATATGTCAATCTCTTCTGGCGTGACTTCTGGAGCAGAGAAATTACTCTGCTTGTCATACCAGAGCAGAAACTGCTCATGCATATCTTGAACAAGCATTATCATTTAGTAGCGTTCAGTTTAGCAATTAAACCAATTTTTGTTTCTTGAAAATCATCTGAGCGTAGGTTGGTAACAACTTGCATCTTACTAGATCCAACTTCTACACCACCATTAATATAGAACTTACCACCTTTACGGGTAACAATGTTCTTGCTCAGCAAATCTTCAAGCAGCACATAATCTTTAAAGTAAGGATTGTCAAACGTGTCAAGGAATTCAGCAGGAGTTTGCTCAACAATATTACCTAAAGTCTGTTCGATAAGGTCAGGCTTAGTAGTAAGTTCTACTTTGTATGAACCTTCGTCGTACACTTTAAGGTAGTTAATCTTGTCTTGCAAGCTCATTGTACTGAACTTGACATAAGCCTTAGTCTTAGTATTAATCTTTTCAGAATCAAACTTAGCCTCCTGTTCAACAGAAGAAAGAAGTACATCAGCTGTAGAGTTCATGGCAAGGTCTTCCTTACCTTTAGCTACACGCTTAGACGCTGAGAGAATCTTAAACCAAAGTTTATGCTTTACATTATTATCACAATCCAAAGTCAAGCCATCTTTAGGAATCTTGATTGCATTTTTCTTGTCTGCCCAGAACTTAAGGTTGTAGGGTGACAAGGCTCCGGGTTGAAGGAACATCTCTTTTTCAAAAGCTTCACGTTCTTCTTCGTTAAGACCCGTAATTACTACATCAGGATTACTAGCACTCCTTGCTGTAACAATCCAGATTTGAGCACCACTGAAAATGGTGTTTCCATCATGGTTAGGGTTAATGGTGTGAAGCCAAGACTTTCGACAAGGCTTCACAGACCATTTACCTGTTATTTTAGCAAGTGCATTCACTTGAGTTTCTTCTTTTGCAACTTTATTTACAACTGCACTTTTCTCCATCACTTTAAAGTTTTATGACTGTTTACTATTAATAAGTTACGTCCATAATAAGTTCTGCAGCACTCAAAGGATTCTTAAGCATGATACCTTGAGTAGTCTGGCAGTACATTTCATAACCATCTACAGGCGAAGCACCCATTCCACCGTTTTGAGGACCAAAAGGAGTAGTAGAACCAGGTACATACCATTTCACTTCAGCACGTCCTTTAGGAGCAACCTTCTGAATGTTGGGCTCACCATTAGTAGTACCAATGTTAAAGATAGTCATACGATAGTTCTCAGTGTAACCTCCATCTGGAGCTTCCATACGATGCAATACGGGATCATCATACTGTGGCATGTGGGCTACAGTAATCTTGATACCTTGAGGTCCGAGGAACTGCTTGTATTGTCCGCCCAGTCCTTTGTTTTGACCTGAACCTTTGATACGCTCAGAATCACCAAGAGGAATCAGGATACCAATTTTATCTTCAACAAGCTTATGGAACATAATCATTCCACGCTCACCAGTAAGAATCAAGAACTCACGCTCATCTTCTGGGAGGATGTTGATAGACAAGTTGGTCATTACTTCCAACAGATAATCAAGGGTAAGAGTGTTGTAGTAGAACTTGTAAGTCGGAGAAATTTGCTCACGCAGACCAGCACCCTGCTTAATCGGGAATCCATTAGGAGCTTTTTGAGTGAAAGTACCATCAGCATTCTGATTAAGAGTAGAGTACATCAGTT